TGTCAAATGCTGGGTTAAGAACAAACTTAACATTTGCCAAGAATGGAATTACATATGAAGTATAAGCAAATCCAAAGTTCAAGTCCATACCTTTACCAGTGATAGCACCAATATCAGCAGCCTGAATTAACAAACCTGAAGAGATAGCTTCTTGCTTAATAGCCTCATTAACCATACGCATACCACCCATACCAGTTTGTACAATAAGAGATCTTTTTGGATCTGGTCCTTGGAACTCAACTTTACCATTGAAGAAGTTATAGATTTCTCCACGGAATAAGTCAAGAGTAAAGTTATTTTTGTTGTATACTCTTTTGAACGCATTGTTCAACTGTTGCCAAAGTCCAACAGATAATCTGATATCATCTGGACCATCTTGCTTAACTTTACCTCCTTGTCCCCACATTAAGTAAGTCTCAATATCAGTAGCAATTTTGCTCAAGTGAGCTGCTTCCATATTAGTCAAGAAAGTTCTAGAAAGATCACCGTTATCAAATGCTTTTTTAACAGCATCTTTACCCATAACTTTAACCATATCCTCTAAAGATGTGATTGAAGGATCTAATACATTTTTGTCAAATGTTCTCCAGATCTCAGTTACAGGAACTGTACCGTCAGCATTCATACCACCTTTGATCATTAAGTCTGCTCTAGAAGAGATAGAATAATGTACGTGAGCTTCAGCACCACCAACAAAGTTATAGTATTCACGGAATCCTGCATTTGTCATGATGTCAGAGAATCTTTCACCATACTCACCTCTTGCAGAACCTTTTCTAAACATTCTGGTTCCATTAGCTAAATACTTGTTATCCAAATATTTAGTATTGTCATTGTTTACAAGTTGTACAGTGTAAACATATCCGTCACCTAAAGGAAGGATATCTTCATCTGTAATGTACATTTCCACACCATTGTATTTGTCATAAGTGATGATATCACCATGTCCAAACTCTCTGCGGCTTAATTTAATTCTGAAGGTTGTACCATCAACACCTTTGAAAGCATTAAGTGGTTCAATATCTTCAATTACATATGGAAGATCTGTAGAGACAGGAGTCTGCCACTTATACTCTCCGCGAGCATTATCTACCATAATTACATTTTTGCCACCAAAGCTAGAAAGCTGGTAAAGGGGCATTTCTACTTTTTGAGCCATAGCCCAAAGGTCTACTGGACCTAAATCCATAGGTTCAGCATCTTTTAACATATTCACTAAGTGATAAGAGTCTACATGCGAGGACGCTTGGTAGGCTGTGTCTCTTAGGAATATCCCATTGTTTAAAATTGGAGTTGCCATTTTTATATTTGTTTTTATTGTTACTTAATTATCCTCTCTTGAAGAAATTTCCTCTTGAGATTGTTCTTTGTGGTTTTTGTGTAGAAGGTGCAGTTCTTCTTGGAGCTTCTTCAGCTTCAATTACAGTTGAACTTAATCTTTTACTTTGTTCTGTTTTTAATTGTCTTACTGCTTTTTCAGTTGCTTGTCTTGAACCCTGTTCACGCATTTTAGATTTATATCCATCTGGATCTGCAAGTAACCAAAGTGCTTCTGCAATAAGGTCATGTCTTGGTTCTACAAACTGATATTTTTCTAATAGGTGGCCTAATAAGTTTGTAGGTTTACCAGAAATAGAAGGGTAATTAGGTTGAACAAGTCCACTAAATAATAAACCTTGTACTTTTTTATCTAATTTAATCCCTCCAAGTTCACCAGCTGCTAATGTATTATATACATTATCTTGGTATTGTCTAGCAGCATCTGCTTGTTGTTGTCTTTTTATTTCTTGATCTGCAAGTTGTCTTTCAATAATTGATTCTTGCATTGCATCTAATTTTGGTTTAAACTGATGAGCTTTTTTATCTAGTTTACCCATATCCATCCAGTCTTCAATTTCAGACTCAATTTCTTCAGCTGTACCAAAATTTGTAGCATATAAATATTGTCTTGCAATTATTATTTGGTCATTTTCATCTTCTGGATCTAGATCTCTCATTTCTTCCACATGAGCAAGAGTTCTAAATAAACCTTTAAGATCTGTACCGCCATCTGCTACATATTTAGCTGCAATTTGCAATTCTTCAGGAAGTGCTTGAAAAAATTCTTTTGGTGTACTTTCTCTTACAGCATTTTCTCTTTCTTGGAAGTTTGCTTCAAATAATTCACGGAAATCTTTTGTAGTGTATTCTTCTAATGGTTTATCATCATCAAAAGGAATAAGAGTTCCTTCCTCAATCATTTTATTTGCTAGTTCAGCAAGACCTGATTTATCAATCTTTGGTCTACCTTTATTACCAGCATCTTCTTCTTGAGCAATTAAATTATCTAACTCAGCTATAGTTTCTTCTGCTTCTTCTTTCTTTGCTACTTCTTCTTTAGTAGCTTTGTCAAGGAACGATGTGTCTACTGTTTCTTTAGAAAACACAGACTTTGGTTTTTCTTCTTCTGTTGGGAGCATTACACTTTCTGCACCAGGTGCCCCAAACAAATCATCAATATTTACATCTACCTGTTCTACCTTTGTAGAATCTTGTACTTGATCATCATCAAGATTTTTTTCTAAGTTATCCATATGCGTTGGTTTTGTTTATAATTTAATATAAGAAATAAACTTCAAAAATTTATCTATTTGAAATTATTTTTTTGCACTATATAGCTAAGTTATTTTTTCTCTTTTGTAGGACCACCCTTGTCATACTTGTTTTTATTTACTTGTGCTATTTGTAGTTGCTTATCTGCAATTTCTCTTTGTGCATTTAACTTTTCTCTTTCTAAATTCATTTTTTCTCTGTCAATAGTCATTCTATTGTCATCTTTAGTTTTTTGAAGTTCTGTTTGGGATTGATATTGTTGTGTAGCTCTAATATCTTTCATAGCATCTGCATAGTCTGACATCTCATTTTTATTCATGTCCACCATAGACCCATAACCAGCTGCTCTAATTTCTGCAACTAAGATATCTCTTTGTCTATCTTTTTCTTTTTCTGCAGCAACTGAATCAATTTTCATTTTTTCTATTTGCTGTTGAGATTGAATTTGTTGCTCTTGCATTTGCTGAGCTTGTTGCATTTCTTGTTGTTTCATCTCCTGTTGTTTTTGTTCAGAAGACTTAAGAACAGTATTAAGTTGTGAAATTGAATCAGACTGTACAATTTTACCAAGATCATAAATACTTGCACCAGTAGTATTATTTTGCATAGCCATTTGCTTTAATTGCTCAAGCACAGCTCTGTGGTTTGCAGTTGTTGAACAAAATATATTAAGATCTCTCATTAAAAGATCTGTGCCATTTATTTCAAAATTAATTTTTTCATCAGCTGTAGTAATATATGTTAATCTTGTAGAAGGTTTAGTTGAATGGTAATATTGTGCTAAGTCAGTACGCATTTGATGAACTCTTGGCATTAAATAATCACAGTGCTGAATAAAGAATACTTCTGTTTGGGCATAAGATGCAGCGGCAGCTTGTTCTACACCTGTAGCTGTCATTTGAGATAACTGTTGTCCCATTCTTTGTGGATTTACTCCAATTACTTCATAAGCCTGTTGTTTAAAGTGATTAGCCAACTGTATCCTAGACATTAATCTTTCTGTCTGAGATAGATCTAGTTTTTGAAAATGTTGGAAGTTCAATGCATTCTCTGTATTAGTAATACTAGTATCAAGAGGAAGCATTTGGAAGTTCTTCATTGCTACATAAGCTTTAGCATAGTTTCCTTTACCCCAATCTTCACCTAATGAATGTCTAGGTAAAGTATTTTGATCTAACATTATAATAGTACCCAGTTCATCAACTAAGATATCTGCAATCTGATTATTTACAATATTGTATCCAATCTGATATGGCTTCATTAAGTCAAGTAATGCAGTAGATCTGGTATTTCTATCAGAGAATACTGAACCCTCAACTGGCAACTTACATCCATATAATGTACTATCACCTTTAAATTGAAATGGTATTGGTCCAAGTTTATTTTTATTAATTCCAATATACATTGGTGTAAATCCTCCAGGATTATTCATACCCCAGAATGATGGAATGTTTGGTCCAATTTTAACTCCTCCCCAAACTTCATTAATCCAGATCCAATCTATATGTTCTCCATATATGAGATTGTCTTTTGTTTTATTTTTATTTAATCTAGTATCATAAATAGGTTTAATAGTAATTTCATAGTCTTCATCAACTATATCCATTTTAACTTCACCATTATCATCTATTGAAATAAGATGTCCAACTTTTCTTTGAGACTTCCAATATATTGTAGTTACTCTTAAAAGATATGCAATACCTTGATCATAATAATCTTCACCTTCTGATAGTATTTGTGCAATTATATCTCCACCATCATAAATTGAATTTGCTCTAGCTGTAGTATATTGTCTATATGCAAGTGATGGCATATTAACATTCCAGTCATGAGATTTTGTTCCATCATAAAATGTTCCATCATTTTGGTAACCTCCAATGGTATAACCAGCAGATCTAATAGGATAAACAGCTTCTAATGCTTTTAACTGTTCTTCATTCATGATGTAACCATATTTATCAATTACATCTGATGGTGTCATCATATCTGTTTTACCTACCCAGTTAGCTTGAGAAATATATCTGGCATCTGGAGACTTATGATAGAAAGTAACTACAGGATTCCAGAGTTCTACCTCATAGTCATCTTCCATCATTCTAAAGTGCCAGAATTCTCTATCTGTAATAAGCATATCCCGGAAAGCTCTTTCTTCAAGCTCATCCATTCTAAATCTTTCTACATCTACTTTATGTTGGTGTGTGGCCCATTCTTCTATCATAGATCTGTAGTCTTTTTTAAAGAACATTTCTATTTCAGGAAGAGTCTTAAGTTTTTCATCAGATGTTTCTTGAGTAAATTCTTCAGAAGCGGGATCTAATCCCTGGTCCATTAAAGCAGAAGCTATTTTCATTTTAGCATCTTCTAGAAGAGTATCTTCTATCATTTTTCTTTTTTGCTCAAGCATCTCATTATATGAGAACTCATCTACTGCCCGGTAAGTTAGTTTAGTTGATCTTTTAGCAAATTCAGCTACAAGAACATTAATAACATTTGGAATAATTGGATAGAACTTTAACTCTAGTGCAGATGCATCTTCTTTTGTTAAAAGTTCAACTATATCTCTATAGTCATTATTATCTTCTACAATGTAATCTGATTTATCTATAATACCTTTTGCAAGTTTATAGTTTTTCATTAACCTTCTAGCATTTCTACGGATTTGCTTTAAACCTTGCCATTCTACCCAGTCAAGATTCCAAGCTGCCCACTTTTCATCTTTTTCTTTTTTAGGTAAAAATTGTAATGGCTGGGTGATTGTACCCATCCTATTATGTTCAACTTTTGCTCCGTTTTTTACCTGTAATGCGTTATATACTTGCATAGTTATTTTATATTTTTAAATGGTGACTTTTTAAAAGCTTGACCATTAATTAAATTACCACGACCACCCATATGCCTGAATGGACTACTATTTAATTTAAACAAATTTTCTGACTTTTGCAAGTTTTTAGCAGCATCATCCATAATGGTTCTTTTAGCATATCCTCTATTGGATTGCTGTATCCTCATGAAAGCAACTAATGCTGTAAATGCAACAAGTCTATCTACGTTTAGTCCTTCTACATATTCTTGCATTTCTTTGATTAACATGGGATCTGGAATTCTTTCTATCCCATATTTGGTTCTTACTATAGTTCCATCAGGTTTTGTTTCTACATCTAACTCTTCTTTACAATACTCAATAGCATAACTGAGCATGTGAGCCTTAAATAAGTTACCAGTGTTTCTCCACCCATATTCCTGGTATACATTAGTATTTGCACCAAGATCTTTAAGAAACATAATCTGGCCTTTTGGTACTAGATATCTTTGTTTCTTTCTAGATATCATATATTGTATAAACAAGGAGATATTGCTTTCTATTAATGCCCATGCATTATACCACTCTATTATTAGTTCTAATCTCTGGTGAGTTTTATTGATATCATCAAATCTACCACACCATGCTGCTACTATTTTATCTGGTTCTAAATAAGTCTCTATTTCTGTGCCAGTTACTTTAGTTACTTCAACTGGAGCTTTCATTACATATATGGAACACAGTGATTCTGAGGTAGTTGTCTTACCTTCTGATACAGGGTCAATAGATGCATAGTACTGTCCAAATACTGGATCTTTAATTGGCCTTTCCCATACAACAAGTGTCCCTGTTTTATCTTCTAGTTTTTTAGATACAGGGAATTCCATAATAGGTAACTTGTAAGTTTCTTTTACAGCAGGCTTACCATTTTCATCAGTATATATATCTAGGAATTCATATGCATATTCTTTTTCCTCTATTCTTCTTTGTTGTGCAGCAACTAAGTGTGGAGGAAATATGGATACTGATCTATGCGCAAATGCTTCCTCAATATTTCTAGGGTGCTGAGATATCCTTAACTGGTAATCTTCCGGAGATAATTCTTTCTTCCATTTTTCAAACTGTTCTTCAAGGGCAATCAAAGCTTCTTCTACCATTGAATTACCATATTGATCTATGTGTGGTGGCATAGACCATTGTTCAGGAATAAACAAACCTGAGAGACCTTCTGTTCCTTTACTATCTATTAAATTAGTTTCTACAGCATAAATATCTTTTGAAGTAGGATTTAGGATCATATCCTTAAGTGGATTACACTGTGATAAATCTCCAACAGATCCTGCAGCTATAAACATACCTGTAGTAATTAAACCAGATCTCATTGCTGGTCTCATATACTCATATGTCTGATCCATCTTGGGAGCAATACCTGCCTCTTCATGAAAAAAGAACTTTACTGGACCCCCTACACCATTTGTTGGATCTTTCTCAAATGACATACCTTGCATAGTTCCTTTAAGACCAACTTCATTCTTTCTATCACCCTTCCTTACTTCTATCTTCTGTTGCCACATCATTACTTTGTGTGGGGTCATTGGTCTATACCATGCAGTGTGCTCATTTAAAAATGCAGCATATTCATCTAAGAATTTCCAAGA